CGAGCTTGTCCTCTAGCGCCTGGATATTGGCGGCAAGCTGCGGCAATCCGTGGTTGGCGGAGAAATAGACTTGCATCAGTCATCCGCCCACGGTCGTTGCGGCAGCACATTGGGACGCACCGCGATGGCGCTCACCGGCTGTTTCGGCGTGGTATCACCCATGCCGGTCAGCATTGATGGATTACGCATCACTTCTTTCAGCCAAACGATGGCCTGCTTGTAACGCTCGCGCACGATTTCGGTGGCGCCGTCCTCGTGCAGGTAGTAGCGGGCGATGTCGCAGGCTTTGAGTACCAGCGCCTTCGGCGGGGTGATGCCGACCAGACCGACCGGGGCGAGGTAGCTGTTTACTTCTGCTTCTGCATCAGCAATCGCTTTTGCCACCACCGCCGCGTTTATCGTGCGGTATTCGTCGTGGTCAGAGAGACGGGCGATTTCTTCCCCGCCAAAGCGCTCGACCAGATCGGCCTGGGTAATCATGGCTTATGCCACCTTGATGGTCGCTACCAGTTCGGGGCGCAGCACCAGTGGCAGCGGGTTGGATTGCGCTTCCAAATCCCAGCCCTTGTCAAATTTCATCGCCACGCGCTTGGCGTAGTAGGGCTGCGCTATTGTGTTCACCGTCTCGTTGTAGTTGGCGGGCGCGAAAAATTCGGCAAAGGTGGTACGGCTACCGGCTGGCAGCAGGATGGCTTCGCCGTCGGCAATTTTCATGCCGTTGCCGAAGTCGTGGTCGTACTGGATGAATTTGATGTTTTTGTGCATGAAATCCACCCAAGTCTCGCCCTCGCGGTACACCTTAGCCTGCTCGTAGCGTTCGTAGATGCGCACGATTTTGTCGTGATAGACCAGCGCACGCATAAAGGCAGGGCTGCACAGGCAAATCCAGCCATTGACCGCTTCGCCGTTCAGGTTTCTCTTGAGCGCGGTCATGGTCTCGTCGATTTTCTCGCCGACTTTGGTGGTCTGCGTACCCAAATCCCAAACGTGCGCCTGGCGGGTAAAGCCAAAGCGGTTGTAGATGTCGAGCAGCTCGCTCGTGCCGTCTGCGTTCATGATTTTGCCTTGCAGCGCGCCGAGCATCAGGTGCTCGCGCGTCATCTCAATATCGGCTTTCATCGTCGCCAGTCGGTCATTGACCACACTGGCCACGGTGGTGGCATTCTGCCCGCCAAAGGCGCGCAGGTTCTGCACATCATCGGCCATCACCACATCAGTGCGCGGTAGATGCAGCATGTCGAAATTCTCAATACTGCGCGTCTCGCGTGCCGGTGGCTCACCGGCGGCGGTGCGTGGCACGGCTTTGACCAGACGCAACGCGCCATTTTTGTTTTCAACACGCACATAGGTCGTTGCCAGTGGCTTGCTGGCAAAGATACCGAGGCTGCGGATGATGGTTGGCGTCACCGGCAGGCGGTTGATGGATTGCGTCAAGGGGACGACGCCAAACTGGCTGTTACTGGAGAGGGGCATGGGTACTCCTATTTATGCGGGGTGCCGACGTAGACAATGCCGTAAGCATCACCGGCGGCGATAAATTCTTCGACTTTCATGTTGGCGGCGGCGCCTTCATTGACTTTTTTGCCGGTGATTTCGCTTTCTGCGACATGTTCGAGATTGATGACGCAGTTGTGCGGTTGCACTACCACCTCGCCATTGACCTCGTCGGAGAGCGCGACCAGCCACGGGTTTGAGCTGCGCAGCGGATATTTAACGAGTTGTCCGGCCTTGGTACCGGCAGCAGCTTTGACCACGCGGCGCGAAAGTGGCAACGCTTCGCCCTTGAGTAGGTCTCCAGTTTGTACCGGCAGATTCTCCTTAGACATACGCGCCTCCCTTGCCACGTGCTACAGCATCGTCCAACAAGGCATTGCCGCTTGGTTTGTTGTCATCTGTATGAGTTTCACTCATCAGCCAGCCTGCGGCCTGTTCGTTTTTCGGTGCAAGGTCGGCAATCATCGCCTTGGCGGTATCGGCCTCGGCAGCAAGCAATACCTCATAGGTTTTTTCCGAGAGGCCTTGCCAGCCCTTGCCGTCTTTGCCCTTGACATAACCGGCGGCAGAGAGCTGCGCATCGACCTGTGCCGCACGGTTTTCGGCGGCGAGGTTTTCTTTTTCTTTGGCGAGTTCTTCGTTGCTTTTTTTCAACGCCTCGACTTCTTTTTTCAGCTCGGCGATTTCGGCGAGCGCTTCTTCAAGGGTCACGGTTTTCTCCTGTGGGTTGGGGTTTTCGGGGTCATCATCGTCGCCAAGGACAGTGGCGTGGGTGGATTTATCGACCCCGGTTGGAGTGAAACTCACCTCGCGCACATCGCTGTCGCGCAGGATGAGGATGGGACCGGTAACGGTTTGTCCGTTGACGCTGGCCGTTTTGCCCGCAGGCAGGCTCTCAATGCGCGCCGGGTCAATATGCGCGCTCATCTGCCAGGGGAAACCCTGGTCAGCCTCGGCGGCGACTTGTTTGCCGTGCTCGTTGTCCAGTAGGGTGCCGCTGATGGTGAGGCCGTCGGCACCAATGGTCAGTTTGCCCACACCCACGCGCGCTGCACGGTCGTGCAGGAGCAGCGCCGGTACGGCGTCCTTGTGGGTGAGGGTGGACAGATCAACGATGGCGCGCTTGCCCTTATAGACAAAGGGCTTGCCAGAGTGCGCCACGCCGCTGAAGGTGCGCGGCGCGGTGTTGTCCGCGCTGGCAGCTGCGAGCTGTACACCGCCGAGTGGCAGGTGGCAGGCAGGTGTAGGGGGTTGGTTTTTGCGCATGGTGGGTTGCCCCGTGGTTTCGATGGAGCGGCAATATACCGGGCGCAAAAAAAGCCGGTTAGACGACCGGCTTCAGCGAGGGGGATTTTCGGAAATTCCGAACTTTGTTGTTGTGGGGGTGGTTGTGGTTTGTGAATGGGGCGAGAGCCGATTTAAAACCCGTTTAATTCTTCGCCCAGTCATTTAACGGTTTTTGGTGGGCATCCTTGCCTTGGTTTTGCTCTTTAACGGCGCAGAGGGCGATTCAGGCGGTTTTGTCAAAAATAGACTTCCGCATCGGGGTCATGCTCCTTGATTAAGGCCAGCGCTGCTTCTGTGCGTTCGTATTCTGCGTCTGCGGTGTCGTAAGCCAGCGCCTCAGGGATGTCAAAGCCGCCAAATTCCAACACACTAATCAATTCCCGGCTATACGCGGGCGCTTTGTCAATAATAACCAACCCTGGCGGTGGGTATCTGCCGATGTGGCGGGCTGTAATAGCCTTATGGACAGCGGTTTCCAGTGCAGCAACGGCTGATGCGTCGCCCGTAATCTTGCCGCTGCCTTCTTCAAACTGGATTTTGCCCAGCACTTTTTCTTGCCGAGAAAGCACAAAATCAAATTTCATATAGCCCTCCATCGCGTCAATACTGCCAACGTAAAACGGAACAGCGCCTCATCGCTGTGCAGCAAGTCAAACAGTTCCCGGTTTCCTCCCAATAGTGCCTGGAATGACATGGTGAGCATTTCCTTCGGCTGTGGGTCATCTTCATCGCCATAGATTTTACCCCAATAGGGATGAGGGAAAGCGTCTTTCTTGGTGAGCTCGTCCGCGCGGAAGCGTCCGGGTAATATTTCAGCCAGTTTTTCCATAGGCTCACCTTTGGTGCGTAGCTCCCAGTAACGGGCAAAAAGTGCATCCAGTTCTGGCATGACCGCTTGCAGGCGATGCCCAAACTCATGCAAGTGAGTGGATAGCCGGGTTGCCACGTCGCGGTGTCCAATATTGCGCATCAACAGGGTGGCGGTGTCGCCGGGTTTGATTTGTTTGCTAATGGCGGCCTGTTTGAGGGCTTTTTCAATCATCAGGTCGTCATCAATAATTTTTTGGATACGTGCCGCAGATATATTGGGATAGATGCGGGCAAAAGCGCGGTTGTTCATACTTTGCACCGCAGTCACGCCCGCTTCATTGGATTTTTGCACCCAGTCGGCGGGATAACGTCGCAACATGTCAATCACTTCGTCGGCATCCGCTTTGGCGCCCACCACCCGTGCGGTTTCACCTGTGACCACACCTTCACGCTGCATGATTTCCATGATCGCCTCATGACCGGTGCCGCGTTCGATGGCAGAGGCGATGATATCCTTGTATTGCTCGTAGAGTCTTTCGCCCTCGGCGATAATGCTGGCGCTGTCCTTAAATATCCGCTGCATGCTCATGTGCGCCTGCAAGCGTTCTAAATCATCCAACAAGCCACGAGTAAAGGCTTCGCCATGTTTTTCTTGTGCCATTTGCAGCAATGCGCCGAGCCGGTTGCCGGGGTTGTGCGCAAAGGATGGGTCAACACCTTCCGGGTAGTGCTCAACTTCGCCGGTGCGGGTGTTGATATGCTCGACCTCTTTTAACTGCGGGCTCTCGCTGATGGTTTCGTCTGCCGCCTGCCGTCGCGTCAGCGCGCGCACGTTGCAGCGACAACCCCAGTCGTTTGGCGGGAAATGCGTTTGCCAAAACGGGTCATCGACCGGCAACACCATGTTGTAAAACGGTTTGTGCGATTCGCGTGGCTCGCCTGCGTCTGAGGGGATGTATTTCAGATACGGGAACAGCTTTTTGTTTCGCTGGATGCGCTCCCATTGACCGGCAGCGTAGGCGGTGTGCAGGTTGGTGTGGTAGATGGTGCGCAGGCGGCGCGTGCTGCCCAGCTGCACCTTGGTGATTTCGCCCGTTTCCGGGTCTCCCATCACCGCCTGCCCCCACCAACCACGCGCCATTAAATAGGGTTTAAGCCGCTTTTGAAAGGTCGCAAAATCGGTGCCGTTTGCGAGTGCATCGGTCATCGCCGCGCGGGTTTCGGCCAGCATATCCTCGTCCATCATTTTGGCGACGGTAAAAGATACGGCATGCTCGTAGCTGGCAGTATCCTGCCAGGCAAAGCTGATGTGACTGCGCTTGCCTGTGAGGTGCTTGAGCGCCTCGCGGTTGATGAGCGGCTTGTGTTTTTCTGTTATTCCGGCCATGTGTCTGCTCCCGCCTGTCCCGCTGCAAACGCCGCTTTCAGTTTGGCTTCGAGGTCAGCGGTCATGCCGCCATCCGGCAGTTGTAGCGCCGAGAGCGCCGCCTCAAAGTCGGGGTAATCCTTGGCATCCGCCAGCGCGGTAAGGATGGCGTCTATTTTCGGCGCGAGGATTTTGCGATCGTGTGCGAGGTCGCCCTTGTCCGCTGACGGTGCACTCTGGGAGAGGCGCAGCGATAACGCCGCGGCTTCTCTGGCAGACGGCTCGACCAGTTGGATATGCTCTTTCTCAAATCCAAGGACGTCGGTGTAGTAATCTTCGGTCAGCCGCACCTGGCCGGTAGCGAGATACTTGGCATCGCGCTCGGCGCGCTCCAGGCTGATTTCTGTTTCGCGTTCAAATTCAAACCACAGCCCTTGCGGGGCAGGAATGGCAATGCCAAAGCCACGATTGACGGCGAGCAGCGCATTGATGGCGTGCTGTCCGGCGTCCTGCAACAGGTCGAGGTAACCGGTAATGCGGTCTTTGCGCGCCTTGTCGTCGGTTTCTTGCGCGCTGCGTGAGCCGCTGTCGAGCTCCGAGGTTTTCACCCTTCCCAGCAGCAGTTTCTGGATGCGTGCGTTGGCCAGACGCTCGATGCGGGCAAAGGCCTGGCCATCGCTGTCCAGTTTGTGCAAGGCGATGTCGTCGTCTTTGCCGATAACGATGCCGCCCCCGCTCAAAAAGCTAAAAATCTTGTTGGCGAAGTCCTCTACCGTCGCACCAAAGCCACTTTGTTTGGCAACCACATAGGGCTGCGCGTAGCGGCGAATGAATTGCAGCGCGTAGGGCAAGCCTTTTTTGCGCAGCTGTACTGCCGGATAAGCGCGGATGGCCAGCGGGTCGCCTTTGATGTTTTTGCTGTCGGCGCGGCTGGTAAGCAACAGGAATTTGACCTCGCGATTCACGGCGATGTCTTCGCCCCCGCCCTTGTAGAGCAGGGTGCCGTCGGCTTTCGGTTCGTAGCTGTCGAGCTCGCCGCTTTTGTTGGCGATGCGATCCAGCAGCCACAGACCGTCTGCCTCACGCCGATAAACGTACTCGGCCACCGCATAGCCACCCAGGCGGGCATTGATGGCTAAATCGGCCAAGACTGCCATATGACCGCGCAGGTTTTTGTAGAGGCGGTTAATCGCCTCTTCTGGGACGTCCTCGCCCCAGATACGCCAGTTTTTCGAGAGCATCGCCGCACGGATGTCCTCGCGGCAGCTCTCAAATTCGTCATCAAGGCTGGTGACTTTGAGGAGTTCCATTCGCGTCAGCCCCAGATCGGCGAGCAGGCTGTCGGCGGTCGAGTTGTCGGCAAATTGTGAGAGCGCCAGCCCGGTGTCGGTTACCAGCGCTTTCAGGTCGATTTTCGTTTTTTTGCCAAGACCAAACATGCTTGCTCCTTACAGGGTGGGTTCGGGGATTGCGACAGGATGCAGGCCTTGTCCGCTGCCGCCGCTTGCCACTGCCCCCGCCCACAGCATATGCAGCGCATCGGGGCCGTCGTCGTGGTCGGCTTTCGGGT